CTCGATCCCCGTCACGGCCGAAAACGCAACTGTGGCCCGCTGCCCGATCTTGTTTCGCATTTCGTGCGGCACGAAGAATGCCCGGCGGTTATCCCGCTCGAGGTTTGGGATGACAAGCCACGCGGCGCCAGGCGCTTGCGACGGCCGCATCAATGCTAGGTCTCTCAGGATCACGCCGCAATCCAGCACAACGTCGAACATGGCCACATAGCCCATGTCTTGGCCGTTCGGTTTGAAATTGTCGATTTTCATCTTCCTAGTCCTTTCATCCATTCGGATTCGATCACCCGCGGCCGTTTCGGTGCCTGCGGTTCCATGCGGAGCTCGGAGGCTCGCTGATCCCAGACCCACAAGAATTCTTCTGCTTTCGTCATTTCCAGTTCCTTTAAACGTTCATGGATTCCATCCACGAGGACTTACTTGTGCGCGGCCTTGGCGGCGGCGCTTCTTCTTGCCGGAGCAATGCGAGGCGGGAATCGAAGTTTGACGGGATCACCTGTCTGGCCGCATATGCGTAAACCGATGCGTCCAGAGCCTCAGCGGCTCGACCTGGCAGCCGCTCCCATTTGTCTACAGGCCTCTTGCCGACGTAGCGGCGGACCTTCCTCTCGGAGAGAAACTGTTCGAACCAGACCGGCTCGAGCGCGTTGCTGAAGCGGATGCCGACATTGCGGACAACCCGGTTCACGAGCGTTGTTTTGACCACGTCGACGCCTACGATGAAGAGGCCTCTGGCTTCCTTGCTCTTCGTCCCGACGATCACCGGCCGGCTTCCGCCCATACCCTTGATCGACATGACACGACGCCGAGCGCGCGGTCGAGTGAAGTTGTACACGGCCTGGGTCCAGTCGCCGTCACCAGAGTCGACCGCAACCGCATCGATACCGATCTTGCCGCCTAGCGGGTGCTGGTGCCGCGCAGTGATCAGCGCATCCAGTTCCCGCCAAGTTTGTTCATCGTCCGGCGAGCCATAGATGACATCATGCGATAGGACGAACATGCATCCGTCGCGGTCCCATCCTGCGGTCGTCGCCTCCAGGCGGTCATCCTGTACGTCGACGCCCATCGTAAGATAAAGGACGGCTTCAGGAATGTTGCCGATGCCGAACGGTTCGCCCCGGCCGGCGATTTCTTCCTCGTCGAGATCGTTGGAGCCGTTCTCCCATGGAAGGCCGAGCACCAGGTTCTTAAAGGTCCGAAGCTTATCTGGATCGTCCTTCTTTTCTTCGAACTCCTTTGCCAGGACGGACCATGCCGCGTTCTTCAGGGGCGAGACGAGGCTGTTGATCAGGAATCCGGCATGCCCCTCGACCTCTGGGGCCGTGATGCGCCAGCGGGCCTTGGATACCATGCTGGTCTTGTATCGGTGATCCACAAGCTGCTCGCATTTCGGGCAGCGCCACGCGGCCTTCTCCGGTTCGCCGGCCGGCCATCTGATGTCCTCCCAGACGATCTGGGAGAACTCGCTGCACGCGATGCAAGGTACTTCAAAAATCCGTTTGTCCGAGCGCTCGTATGCCTCGCAGACAAAAGAGGTTCCGGCATCGACGGGCGTGGAGCCGATGACAATTTTTCGGTCATCGAATGATGTCGTGCGGCCCTCGGCGATCACCATCGGATCGCCTTCCTTGGTCACTGTCATGGAGTCGATTTCGTCCATGATCAGGACGCGAGTATTGTATCCACGGAGGTTGTTCGGGCTTTTGGCCGCCACGACGTTCAGGCTACCGCCGGAGAAGCGGCGCGACATCATCGTGTTACGATTGACCTCCATCTCGTCGCCGGACAGTTTCCCGCGAAGATCAGGAGACGCCTGAAAGATCGGCTCGATGTTCTCGACGACGAAGCGCCGGCAATCCTTTTCAACTGGCAGAACCGCGAGGATCTGTGCCGGGTCGTTGACGATGAAGTTCGCGATAGCGCCTACCAGGAGAGAGCTGTAGCCAATGCGGGCCGATTTCTGGATCGTCACGCGAGTGATAAGCGGATCGCCGATAGCATCGGCCAGACCCTTTTGGAACTCGTAGAGCCGAACCTTCCCGGGGAGGGACGAAACGTCGTCCGGCAGTTCGATGGTCTTCTCGATAAAGGTGCTAAGTGGTAGTTTCTGCGGAGGGCGAAGAGCCTTCAGCGTCTTCCTCAGCGATCTCGTCGCCGTCGGAAAGCTTTGTGAGAGCATCTCTGATTTCTCGGTCTATGACGAGCGCGTCGGCCGGCTCGATGGTGATCTTCTGGCGAACGCGGCTTGTGATAGCGAGCATCCCCGACCGGAGTTGCCGGAGCGCGTCCGACCAAGTCCGCTCAACATCCTCACGGACCAGCAATTCGCCTCTGGCCTGCGCATTCTTGATCGCCTGGCCGTCTGCTTGTTCTTTGGCTAGACGTGCGCGCTCCCGGTCCAGATCAAGCTCGACGCTGTTGCCTGCAGCCTTGCCGCTCGCATGGGCAAGCATCGCTTGGATGGTGGCGGCGGCGTCATATAGGCCGCGGTCAACTTTTACGGCGATGCCTTCCGAATGCAGCTGCCCTAGGCGCCGGGTCGTAATGCCCAGAAGGCCCGCGAGTGCAGGGGGTTTCATATGCATAGGAGGGAATTCCTTTCGGAAGGAAACGCTATAGGAAATTTTGCACAGAGCCGGAATTCGGGGCTACGTCCCCGCATGGCGTCGGGAATGGCGGGGTAACTTTGGCGGTGCAGGAATGGCCGGCCTCTCGGCCGACCCCCGTCATTGGTCAAGCCTGGTTCAGCACGAGCACGATGATTGAGTGGAAGCGGTCATTGACCGTTTTTATCTCCCACCAGGGCATGCCTGGCATCTCCATCCCGCGCACCTTGTCGCCTTGGCGAAAGATGCGGTCTGGGTAGTCGGCGCGGTTCACGACGAGCGCACCTTCCGAAGCGGAAAGCGTCGTCATCATCCCGTTCCCGAGACTTATCGTTCCGGCAGCTGCTGGCGTATGCAGCACGGCTCTGATCTCGGCTGCTGGACGCGCAGGATCGACAACGCCGCTCTTCATCGGGCTGTGTTTCACCGTCTCTGAGAACGTGCCGATGACGGCCGCGTCAACGGCCGCCTCCAGTTCGTGCCAGCTCATTACACAGACAGGCGCACGACGCCTGTCGCTGACGGGTTAGCAGCTATAGCGAGGGCGTGGCCGAGCGGGGTGTTGGTGCTGGCCGTGGTCGTGGCCTCACCGCTGGCCACGAATACAGGTGCGCCGACCGTCCATGCCTGGCCGCTGACCTTTTTGACGGTGAAGACGCCAGTCGTTTTGATGTTGACCTTGGCGCCGGACAGCGCGTCGGTGCAGGCAATGCCGGCAAGTTTGCCGACTTCCACAATGTCACCAGACTTAACGTCGGCGGGGGCGATGACCTCAATGATATCGCCGGTAGAGATGAAATTTTTCATGGCCTAGAGCCCTTTCGAAGTGTTGAAACGGAACGTGCGGACGCGCGTGCCTTGAATGGACGCGATGTCTCGATCGACTGCATCAATGGCAGCCTGAAGGTCTGCAATGGACGGATAGACCACCCGGCGACGCGTGCCGCCGGAGTGGAATTCAACCTCACTGAGCCCCTTGCCGCGAGCGGCCACGAGAGCCGCACGCTGGTTCTGGAGATCTTCTAGGGTCATCAGGCAGACGGTGCCTTGACCGCGCCACGGAAGTCGATGGCGCCGACTGCGAAGTCGAGCGAAGCGGCAACCTTGACAGCCTGCGTGTCGAAGTCGCGCTCGCTTCGGACCTGCGGGCCTTCCGAGCCGCCGACATAGCCATACACGATGACCGGTGCGGTGGAGGGGCTGGCGAACACATACCAGGACTGGTCCGTGATGTTCGCATCCACGATGAGTTCGGCGAAGTTGGCCCAGACATTCACGTCGGCAGTCTTCGTTGCCGTGACGGCCGCGAGCAGCTGGCGTGCAGCCACTTCCAGTTCCGGACCGACAACAAGGTAAGCCGGCGAAAGGTTCAGCGGCAGACCGTCGAGCGACTTCTGCTTTCGCAGATAGGAGACGGTCGTTCCGATAGCCGCCGCACCGAAGCCCGCGGCAGTCTGAAGGTTGCCGTGATCGGCGTGGAATAGCGCCTTCGTGTCGGACATCACGCCGTTGGCCAGAAGGACGCCGTAAGCGAGTCGGTTCTCGTCGTTGGCCGCGCGGATAGCGATGCCGCTGGAGAAGTCCGACAGGGCGCTAAGGTCGTCGTTCACAAGCGCGCGGCGACCGATAGCGATGCCGGTCGTGTATTCCTTGGCCGTGACCTTTTCCGCGTTTTCGGAAACGGTCCCGTACTTGACGGACCCGGATTCGCCAACTTCCTTGAAGGCAGGAACATCGCCGATCCGCATAAAGCTGTGCGCCTTAAAATCGGAAAATGGCTTCCGTGCCGCCCACGAGCGATAAGTCGGTGCAGCGATCTGGTACTGCGACAACAGCGCCTTGTTCGCGGCATCTGCCAGGAGCAATGGGAAGTCCGACGTGCTGTGAGCGCCTACGGCACGCTGCAGAAGCGCGTCCTGATCGCGAACGTTAAAGCGGTCGCCGCGAGACAGGGCGAGGTCACCGACCATATCAAGGACACGATGAGCGCGGAACTCTGTGGCGCGGCCTTCCAATTTAACAGCGCCAGGCGCGAGGCGATGAGCAAGCGCATCTGCCATCGCGCCACGGATTGCTTCCGGGCTGGTGTGGTCGGTGCCGACCTGTGCATGGGCAGTGTTGATGCCGCTCGTCGAGCGGGTCTTCATCGCTTCGAATGCAGCAGCGCGAGCCTGATCGATAGTTGCCAGGGCGTCGATTTGAGCGTCGGCGAACGAAGTCGAAAGACCGGAGAGCTTCGCGATGGAGCGGATTTCAGCGTTGATCTCGGCGCGCGACATCTCGACAGGTGCCGGAGCGTCTTCGGTGGTGGTGGTGATGGTCTGGGGCATAGGGTTTCCTTCGTCGGAACGAGTGGATGCATTGGGGTCGGCGCCGACTGAGACGATGCTCAATTCTGCCGGAACCCATCGTGTCGCGCGGATGACGGCAGTGCCGCCGGCCGGCGCTTCGGTTTTAGTCTGGGTGAGGATGCGATATCCGACTGAGGTGGGCAGGACATGCCCGTCCTCCAGATCTCGGAAGAGAGCCTCGCCCTTTTCGTTTCGGCTGATTTTCGCCGTTACGATTGCGGTCTTGCCTTCGAAGCGAAGGCTTCCGGGGACGATGGAGCCAAGGCGGCTATCGAGACCCGAATGGGTGTTGTGCCCGTCCAGAAGCCCCATGCTGTCAAGGCGGCTGACGTCAATCGACGTAGGACTGACAACGAGGATTTCGTCGAAGACACCGACGTCCCATGTGCGGCGGCGCACCGGGGTTTCTGTTGCAAGCACCAGATCAACCGTCCTGGCTTCGGCATCGAAGCTGGATAGATTGCCAGCCGCCCGCGTCAGCATGGCGTCAGGCGTGCGGGTGCGATCGGGGCCCGGTGGGGCGCCGTTGTGGTCAGGCATAGTCGCTCCTGGTGTTAAGCGGCGGATGCCGCGGGTGGTTCGTTATCGTTGCTCGCTGCTGGCGACGAAAATGATAAGCCAAGGCCTTCGATGAAGGCTTTGTCGGCGGCGATCTGGCGCATCTCTTCCTCGAAATCATAACCGCGCGCGGCCATGGCTTCACGATGAGAGAGCAGACCGCCGTCAATGGCGATGCGCTCGGCTTCCGCCTCTTTACGAGGATCGGCCCAAGCCTGCTTCGCCATT